GATCCGCTCGATTATGCGCGGTCAATCTCGGAAGCGCAGCCGCCCGCATGGCATAAAGACCTTGGAAACATCGCCAGCATCCGCGCCGCCGTGGCCGCTATGGTGCATGGTATCGCGCCCGAAACGTTCTTGGCCGCGCACTCTGATAGGTTCGACTTTATGTGTCGAGTGAAAGTAAACCGGTCCGATGTGCTGTTACTGGACGGGCAACCAATCCAGAAAACGACGCGCTATTACGTCGCCAAGCAAGGCGGTTCAATGGTCAAAACCAGCCCGCCCGCCAAAGGTGCGCAGATCGGCGCTTACAAGCGAGCGAACGGGGTTGGTGACGTTCTATGGTTCGCGGTCAATGCGGAACTTGAAGCGCACGGCACACCTGGAGCGCATGACCCGCGCATCCACACCAAAAACAAATCACGATATGAAATACGTGAAACGGCAATTGAGGCGGGATATCGTGTTGCAGTGTGCAATGATGCGTCAATGTTCGATTGGTCCAATGTGAACTATGATTGGTATATCGATCAGGCAAGGAGGTTGATAATATGAAAGAGACATTTGAGGGTTTCATAAAATGGATGATTGGCGAGGATCAAGAACTATTTCTTGAGTGTCTTTCAGAATGCAAAAATTTAATTGAAGAAATTGTTGAAGCGGAAATTGAAAAGAAAACAGTTTACACTAAGGAAGATTTTGAAGATTTACAGAAAGAAATTGACGACTTGAAAAATGAAAACGCCGGGTTGCAGGATTTGGAAACCGTTCACCGAATGATCTGCACCGACCGATTGCAAGATGCAATTGACTTGATCAGTGAAATATGCAACGAACGGTTTATGTCAATCGAACAATTCAAACGAATGGGATTAAAATAATGACACATATCTCTCTTGATTTGGAAACATGGGGCAAAACGCCCGGTTGCGACATTCGCAGCATTGGCGCGGTTGTGTTCGATCCGATTGCCGGGTTGGTCAACCATAAAGCACCACATCGCGGAATGTCGCAATTCTATATCGCAACGGATAATCCAACCACGCCGCACGAACAGTCATATTGTGAAGCGTGCGGAACGGAATGGTATGGCGGCGATATCCCGCGCTATCAGCTAGTCCGCGACCCTGAAACCGTCCAATGGTGGAATGAACAATCACCGGACGCACAAGCCGCATTCGCCAACCCGGTTGATTTGCGGGATGCGTGCGCGCGTTTCGGATTGTGGATCAATGAGGTTTCTGACCATCAAGCCGATACGGTGCGCATTTGGGCAAATGATCCGCATTTTGATGTGTCGATCCTGGACGCCGTTTACCGTGCTGTCGGGTTGCCTGTACCGTGGCACTATCCCGCGCCGCGCTCGATGCGGACCATTGTTGAAGCCGCTGGCATGACACGCGACGACATGGCGCAATTTAACCACAGCACAGCACACAACGCCCTTGACGACGCAATCAACCAAGCAATGATTGTGTGCGAGGCTTACAAGCGATTGGGGTTGCAGCGATGAGCGACAACACACGAATTCAGTTGGCGGAAGAATTAGAAGAACGCGCAAAACAGTTGCGTAAAGAAGCTGTCCGAAAGTTGCCGAATACTTGGCGAGTTGGTCAAAAAATACGGTATATCAATTCTAGCGATCTCGCATGGAATCGTGGTGAAACGGCGTATGTTCTCAAACTACGCGATGAATATAAAACCATCCAGCCAATCAATATCAGGTTTTTACACCGGCCCGAAAGACGGAAGTGCTATTTTTTTGGACAACACCGAACGATGTTGAATTAATTGAGGACATTGACCAATGACCAAACGCGGCAAACTAATTGGAATTGTCGGATATGCCGGAAGCGGTAAAACCACAATCACGCGAGCGGCGATCACAACGGGTGGAATCGTTCACATGAGTTTTTCCGAACCAATCGTGCGCATGTTGGCTGCAATGGGTATCCCGTCCGAATTGCTTGACGACAAATCGCGATGGAATGAACCGCTTGATATGCTTTGTGGTCATTCGATCCGGTACGCTGCAACCACACTCGGAACCGAATGGGGACGTGACCAGATCGGGCAAGACGTATGGACGCGCATCGCGCTTGCACAAGCTGAAAAACATCGCGCAATTGGTCAACATGTCATAATTGATAATGTGCGGTTTCCGTCCGAAATGGACGCCATGCGCGAAGCTGGCGCTAAATTCATCGCTATGTATCGTAGCGGATTGGTTCCGAATGAAAACCATCAAAGTGAGCAATATATTCAAGAATTGCGCAAAGAATGCAGCGTGCAATTATATAACGATGGAACATTCAACGATGCTGTTGCACGAATGCGAAAAATAATTGTTGACATAATTGCGCAATAGACATATATCTAATTCACCAACAAGGGAGTTAGATATAATGATGTCAGACATTGAACAAAATGATTTCTTGTCACAGAATTCAATTGTTTTCGATTACAAAGGTTTGAAAACTATAATGATTTGGGACAGAATTTATTTGGATTATTGTACATTTCGGTTTATTGATGATCCAGAAGACCAACCGTGGCGACACACAGTATACAACCCAATTTTATTTCTTGAAAATAAAACACCATCACATTTATTGGCATGAATTAAAAACCCCTCGCAATCGGCGGGCTGCGAGGGGTTCCAACCCGAGTGACCAAGTTGTTTCGTCAAGGAACCGGAAAAGTCCGGTAACTATCCGCCGCGTTATGCGACGAATTCAGCGAGCCGTCACCACGGCTTGTTTCTCATAGAACCGATCAAGACCAATCACCCATGCAGCCGCGCCAGAATCGAGCCTAGCAGCCGTTTCGAGCGCATCAACGACCGATGCGGGCGGATCACTTAGAACCGGTCCCACGCCCGCCGCTGGCACGCTTCCGCAGCCGGTCAAGGCTATCATCAAGATCAGGCTTGCGAGCGTCGATCTTGTCAAATTCCAAACGTAATTGCGCATCGTTTTCCGCCTTCTTTACGCGCTCGTGGTCTTGTCCGGCGCGGTATAATTTCCAAGCGACACCCGCGAACGTGGCGAGGATCGCGCCGATACCGGCAATCATGGCCCAAATATCAAACCCGAACATTTGGTTTGTCCTTGACGAAATAGCCAACCAGCAAACCGACAATATACGGCAACGGTTCCCAAATAATCGGGTCCGCAAATTCGGGATAGGATTGCACAACAAACGATTTGACAATTCCCGCAACAGACGCGGAAAGCATTGCAGCGGTCAACTTGTTGGTTGGCAACGCGGACGGTTGTTTGACTGTGTTCATGGTGGTCAGCCTCGTTTGAATACCGCCATGATAGCGGCAATGATACGTGCGAGCAATCCGCCGCCCGTCCGATCCCATCCGGGCGGTTCGGGCGAATGGTCAACCTTGGACGCGGCAACAGCCGCCGCGAGTGCCCGCATGGTTTCCGTCCCGGCGATGCCGTCATATGTCAACTTGTGCGCCGCCTGGAACGCCTTGACGATATCGCGCGTCTCGTTGCCGAACCGTCCATCAATGCCGTGCACAAATGTGTATCCGAGTAGCGCCAGATCGTTTTGCAGGCTGCGGACGGCTTCACCCTTCATTCCATGTTGTAGCACTGTTACGCGGGGTTGTGCGGTTTGCATTGGCGTATCGGTTCCGCGCTTATGCTTGATGTAAGCCGCAGCTAATCGCCCATGATAATTATGCGTTGCGTATCCCGCCCCGTTATATTTCGACGCCGCCGCGCGCCAACTTTCCGGTTTGGTGAAATCGCGCCCGGTCAACATCGGGACCATGCCCCATTTGCGTATGAGCGTAACCATCGCAAGCAATTGTTCGCGTTCGCCCTGGAGCATGGTTTTAACCATTTGTTCCGCGTTGGCGAAACCGGCAGCATTGCAATTGTTTCCGAGAATTTGAGGTAACGCCCATGAACACGACCGCAACGCCGCATTCTTGTTGATTTTTATCATGCGTTCAAGATCGGGATAGCTATCCGATTTGTAATTGCGCACCCACGATTTATTTGCAAGACCAGCCGTCACCGCTTGATCGCGTTGTGCGCCCGCGCCAAGTTCGCGATAAAATACATGCGTTTCACGCAACATTTTTAGCCGGTTGCGATTGTCAAAACCGCGCCCCGCCGCCTCGATTTCGATGAACGCCAGCAAAACGGCGGTTTCTACACCCAACTGTTTCGCAGCGTGTCCAATGTCGCCTTGTTCAAGACGTTTTCCGGTTCCGACGAAATTCATGATGGTATCGCCTCATTAGGTAGTAAAGTTGGTTCCCAAGCTTTCCAGCGTTCCATTGGTCGCGGCAGTTCCGAACGCCTGTATCATGTTTCCGCCGGTGCCGATGCGTTGCCCGTTTGAATGGCTTATGCCATACCGCCCGCCAAAAATGACGTTCCCTGTGATGACAACGCGCTCGATATAGTTTGCTGAGGTTGCCGCAATGCTTATGCAGTCGTAAGTCGCCGTTTCTGTGCTTTGGAGCATATTCCCGGTGATGTTGATTTTTGATATAAACTGAAATGAAGCAGCGACAAGGGAGATAGCCGCCCTTCTGGTGTGCACCGTGTTGCCGCTTATGACACATCCCTCAATCGAGGTTGCGCCATAACCCGTTGGAACCTCGATATAGATCCCATAGGCCGCCGACGCATTGGTGTTGTTGATGGTATTCCCGGTGCAAGTAAACCGCCACGCCGATGTCGCGCGCTGGCACTCGAACGCGATCCCGTAAGATGTGTTTGCACCATCGGGATAGTTGACCTGGTTATTGGAGACGATAGCGTGGTCGTCGGCGCGTGACACCCGTGCAATCAAGTTCTGGACAAGGATACCAACCCTTGACGGGCCGACAACGATGTTTCCAGTTATGGTCACATTGGCACATTGCGCAACAATGCCGTCTTGCACTGCGATTGTGGAAAGGTGGCCGATTGTGGAGTTCGAAAACGTCACGTAACAAGCGTTTGGGTGCGCATCAAGCGCAGCATCCTTGCAGTTCGTTGCGGTGATCCCGCTTACCGTCACATACCAATCAACCCCATCTTCGCCGCCAATCGTGATGGCGTGATTAAGGTCGCTGTAGTGGCCGCCGATCACGCTTGCTCTAAGGTTTCCATTGCCAATAACCGTACCGTAAGAAAGCCCGGTCTGGTCGCAGTGGTGGTCGCCACCCGCCCTTCTGGTGCTGTCAACGCACCGCTCGAACTGGATTGCCCGCTCGCCGAGATATTCAGTGTGGACGTTATCAACCATGATATTGCGGCAGAGGTAGAACCTCACACCCCTGTGTGCGCTGCCGACGCCGCCACCGATGATCTTCAAATCGCGCAGGATGATGTTTTCGAGCATCGTGGGGTGAAAATACTGCGGCGTACCGGAATATAGATCGCGCAGCCGGTCGTAGAATGAAAGCTGCATGTTGGTCGTTACCGTCCGAACCTGCTGGAATTCCCCGTTATGGCTCCCGCCCTGCCCAAAAACACTTGTTGAGCGAAGGTAGACATAATCACCAACGGCAACCGTTCCGGTGTTGGCTGTCGCCACGTTGCCAGCGCCTCGGCTTGCCGCAGTGATCGCCACGCCCGACCCCAATACGCCTTCAAACTTGAAAAGCCACTGCGAGGTTGCTGCGTTCGAAAAGTCAATGGTGCCGTTCTGGATTGCTACATTTGAAATCCCGGTTATTGTACTGTCTATCCGCATGGTCTTGCCCTGCAGATCGACCGTTCCCCCTCCGGCAGAATTAACCGTCACCAAAAGCGCATTGAAGGCGGTCGCGTCGTTCGTGGTCCCATCCAGAGAGCAACCATAATCGCCAGGATAGTAAGATCCGCCAGTCGCCCCACCAGCGGAAGAAAACTCCGAGATCACAATATTGGTAACACCAAGCGTGCCGCCCTTATTGGATGTGCAGCGCCAAAGCGTGTCTGCGTTATCTGTTCCCTCCATTACAGAGAAGAACGCACCGGGGATGTCGTCATAGGCATCAAATTGCGTCAGCCTTGACGCAGCGCCAGATGCGGGCACGATGTAAACGCCGTCATCAGGATCACCGCCGCTTGTGGACCGGAGCACAAAATCCCCTGTCACAAGCGTCACGCCATCGATGGTATCGCCGTTTTCATAAGCCGTGGCGACGGCAGCGCCGGTCGTGTCAATCACGCGAACGGGAATAAATTTTTGTGCTGCGATTGCCGCTGCCGCTTCCGCTTCCGCCGCTGCGACTACTGCCCTGTCCGCTTCCGCTTCTGCCGCAGCCACAATTACCGCGCTTGCTTGATCCGACAACATGCGGAATTCGGAACCAATTTTCAAACCGGTGATTGTTCCAATCGGCAAACCGCCAATTGCCGGATTATTGCCAGAATTGGTTTTGACAGTGACCGGAGAACCACCATTAAATTCAATCGTGACCGTTGAAGATGTATTGACCGCCACAATCGGGACGGTGATTAGCGCCGCGCCGTCTTCCGTTGGAATTGGCAACCATGTAGTGACTTCAATCGCATCCGCTGTTCCCGCGCCCACGTTGACCGCGTAAATATGACCGAACGGCAAAGGTCCGCGCCGCATCCAAACAGGCGCACCAGATGTGCCGGTGTTTTCGTAAACACCATTATTTGCAACTGTCGCGTCACCCATAACCCACGCAAGCAAACCAGCCGCTGGCGTGGTTGTTGCGTTCAATGCAGTCAAAGAGTTGCGAATAATTGCACCCGCACTATTTGCAATAACGCGAGCATCCATTGCTTCAAATGCTTGAACAGTCGCAACCGGATCGGGTTTTTTCGTTGCGTTGTAAGGAATACCGACAATTGCAGAACGCGCCATGAGTGAAGGTGTTGTCATATCAAGTAACCACTGTTAGACCGGTAGCAACCGGAGTTGATGGAACATTTGAACCGTTGATTGCAACCAACCAATAATAATAATCGTCGGCGACAAGACTATCATCAAGATATGTTTCAATGGTGTTCGGAGCGCCGTAATCTGTAAATATCAACGACGCAGTGTTAACATCATCCACTGTGTTGCGATAAATGAGAGTTGCAAAATAATTAGCACTATTTGGGGTTGTCCAATCGATTGTTGCTTCACTCACACCACCCGTTGAACTTACGCCAGTTGGCGGGTCTGGCGCAACAGTATCGGCAACAGCTAAAATATCAACCGGTGTTGCTTTGGCAGAAACCCGCCCGGATGATGTACGCGTCCACCAGCGCACCCGATGTGTTTGACCGTTTGGCACAACGTCCGAATATGCAAATTGATCGCTCATTCTTACAATCATTGGTCGCCAGACGCCGGTTTCACCAGACAATTCAAACTCAAATATATAGAGAAAATCAACGCGCGGTGATGCGTCAAATGTTGCTTCCAACCGTACCGCCGCGCCGCCGCTTCCCTCGATTGGTGCAGCATACACGATAACGCCTGTAGGTAAAACAGGCACACCAGCGCCAGGCATAACGACCACCGGAGCGGGTTGACTACTTTCCTCGCCCGCTAACAGGGTCCAACGGTTCGGATCGACCGGGACGCAACCAAACGACGCGGTAACACCGTTTTCGTCCACTTCAACCGGCGTGGCAATCTCGTAATCACCGCTGAATGCCTCATCATACTGAATATCAACAATCCGTTTGCGGCGCGCTTTAAGACCACGCAAGCCGACCGTTGGCGCAAGTCGGTGCGATGATTGACTACGCAACCCGATTGCTTTTGCAAGTCGCATCGCCTGATTGTGATTTTGACATCCGAGAATATCAACTTTCAAATAACGCGGGGTTGTTCCTTCAACGTAATACAATGGATTAACCCACGGTGCGGACGGTTGTGCTTGATAGCGAAACGCAGGATCAATATATCTAACAATTACACCATCGGTTTCCATTTCGCCATTTGTCGCCTCGCGGCTCGACATCGTAATGATATCTTTAAGACGTGTAAATGTTAAATCAGGAGCTTCATAATAGCCAACCTGCACATATGCCTTGCCGATATTGTTATGCATAATTACCGCATCGGCGGTTAATAAAATTTCACCTTCCGCAACATGACGTTCTTTACTTTCAGGAACGGAAATTCCGCACTGGTAATTAACATGCGTTCCACTAATGCCAACAACGGACAAATCGCAAATATTGGCTTGCAACGCCACATTGTCCCAATCAATTGACGACATGGCTTTATTGCGTCCATATGGATGTGTTCGAAAACGTGCCCAAACCAATTCAGTATTGCGACTGAATTTCCATGTTGAACGATCATTAATGACTTGTGTTACATCACGCGGATCAAAACAACGATCCCAATCACCAGCAATAGAAAACGCCGGTTCACCCAAACCAACCGGACCGCGCCAACGATATATTTTATGGCGGTTTTCCAAACTAACATTTCTGACATAAACAACAGAATAAGTCACACCTGCCAATTTATGATCATTGGTCCATTGTGTAAACGCTGATTTAAAGTTTGCAATTGCTGGTGGAACCGGGTTGCTTGGCGTAAATGTTGTCGTATAAATGCGAAAATATGGAACTTTTGTTCCACTTCCTTCATACGGATCACCATCGGAGTTCAGACAAAATTCATTTGTCGTCACCCATCCGTCGCTGTCAATTTCAATTTCACGATCATCGAAATATCGTTTGCGAGTTGCCATCAATTCACTGTCACCATGCGCGATCAAATACCAGAAATTGCCCGCACTATCGAATTCGGCAAACATGGCCGCGCCGCCCGCCCGGCTCACACCGATATGCAGCCATCTTTCCGCTTCTGCAACACGCACGTTGATGCGCACCGCGTCCATAGATGGTGCTTGCTGCCCTGCCCGACCACGTGACGCCATGAGGTACTGCACGGCGCTTAGACCGGCCGCTAGAAGCACCGAACCAAAACCGGACGCCAGGAAACCACCGATAGCCAAACCAGCGTTCACCGCGCCAGCCGTACCGGCAAAAACCAATGGTGTAACAAATCCGACCGATGCCAACACGCCACCGATAACAGCAAGCGTTGCGCTGAAAACAAACGCATGGGCCTTCGTCGGATAGATAGTCGCCAGCATCACCACAATGACGGCAAAAAATCGTTTCATGGTCGCAACCTTAATATGTGATTTGTGTCCATTTCAGCAAATCCAAACCGTTTATAAAACCGTCCAACCCGTTCACCATCCAAAACCGCACGCGATGTAACAATTGCAAAAGTACAATTCATTTCTTTTGACCAATTAATAAAATCAGTTATCAACATAACGGCAACTCTTGTGTTGCGATATTTTGGAAACACGTAAAATAAAGTTTCAACTGCAATCAGATCATCATTCCATTGCATTAATTTTGTTATTGAGGAAGTCATATAACCGCACAATTCATCACCGTCACAAACAACCATCAATCGCGCGTCATCGTTGAAACAAAACATCGCCAAATTACATTCTAATTTGGTCAAGCTTGTTGCAAATGGTACACTAAGTTTGAATTCGTCAAACGACGACTTAGCCAAATATTCAAGATCGTGCGCGGTTGCTGGTCGAATAGTTTTCATGGATGCTGATATGTCCTGTCTGCCAACCCTAGCACAAAATCACACCCCTTATCGACCGTCACGCCCAACTGTCTTGCACGTTCGGTTTGCACCGTTGACGTGTAAGTTCCACCTGGAACGCTGGACCGGCCAAAATTACCGTCCTTGGCAATAATTGTGAGCGTGTATTTTTTGCGCAACGATGTGCCGTCAATCGACAGGCTTTCATTGAACCGTGTTGATTGCATCGTCAATTCCTTGAAGAATTCAAGCGGTGTATTCGGTCGCAAACCCTCGCCAACTTCCAACAGCGCAAACCATGCTGTAATGGGACGGCCTGAAACTTGATCTTGGAATTGCTTCAACTGCTCATAAGCTTCCATTGCCGACATACCCGGCAAATCAACCAATTGCATACTGAATTCATAAGTTGGCGAGGTTCCGTCGCGACCGTCTGAAATACGTGGTGTGGTCATGATACGACCACCACCATTATCAATGAAACCCAACCATTCATTACCGTCTTCTGTGCGCAATTTCCCCTTACCTTGCCAGACACGAACCTCATAATCCTTAAACGAGAAGTGCCAGCATTGACGCACAACAACCTTGATATCCGTAATATCAGAACTATAATATTCGTCCAGTTTATCCTCAAACGCGCTCATAATATCACCTCAAGTAACTCAAGTGATCCAAGTTTGATCAAATCAGCCGCGTTATATGTTCCGCGCAAATTATCAGGGTTACGGGCAACACAAAGCATTTTCGGTCGAAATGTAATAAAATCACCTTGCGCAATATTTTTACGTAATGGGGTGTTAACAGTAATTGTTGCAATTGATCCAACATATTCAATATCTTCAACTAAATATGTATAATCAAGATGACCAATCAAATGACCAAGTTGTAAAATATTACCCAATTCAGTGAAATCAACTTGAAACGTAAGAGAACCTTCCAACGCTGTTGCACTTGCTTCAATGGCGGGAGAATATAGCCAATTCTGATCATTGGACCAAGGCCCTTCAACAGTCTGACCAGCTTCCGACCACGGCAAACCTGACAACTCTAGTGTATCGTCAATCATGAGGTTATCACGCCGCACTAATTGTGGGGAATAGCGAATTGGAACTCGGAAAATATTTCCATTGCGGATCATAGTAATCAACCATGAAACAATTGGATCAGGATTATAATTTTGCTGATAGTCGAACGTCAATTCGAGAACCGAACGCCCGCCCGGTTCGGGATACATCATGCGAGCGCCGCCCGATGTGAAACCGCCTTCAACCAATTGACCGCCGGAAAAAAACAATTGTTCCGTAGGTTTGACGGCGGAAGGCCAATCGTAAATTTTATAATTGATTGTCATGTAACCGCCCCGTCCGTTCCATATGTCATCTGCCATTCGGGCAATTTGCGCTTGGCAGTATCAACCGCTTCACTCATGCCGGCTTGCACCATCTGTTGTACGTCGCGCGACGAAATAGCACCTTCAATATGATAGTGCTGTTCAAGATGCATGGTTTTCCCGCCGTCCGTCCTGGTGCCACCGCGATCATTGTACATCTGGACGCCAAGCGAGCCGTCTGGACCGCGTTTAAGCGGTAAGATGCCTTCCGGCCCGGCTTCACCCATAACGCCGCCACCGGACGCGAATTTGAACAGTGTGGGCTTGCTGACAACCGTATTCGAGTGACCACTTATCCCTTTGGCGAACGCGCCACCTTTGGCAAAACCGAAAAGTTTGCCGATGCCGCCAAGGATGCCGCCAAGGAACCCGCCTTTGGAACCGCCACCCAAACCGGACGCGGCGCTATTCGCCTGAAAAATTGCATCAATGAAATTATTCAGCAATTTATCAATAATTTTATCCAACGCGTTCATCGCCGCATTCTTGAAGCTTTCCCAAAACGATTTACCATCCATCAAACCTTTGCGCAGATCGGAAATAAACGACTTGGTTCCTTCGCGCGCAAAATCGAGCGCGTCTTTTGCCTTGTTGGTTTCAATTTCCAATTGCGCCATTTGTGAACCGAGTTTCATCAACTCATCACGTTGGCGCGGGCTTAGATCGATGTTCTTTTGCTTTGCCTGATTGAGCAAATCTGTCTGGCGTGTCAGACGCAACGCGGCTTCCTCACTTAGACCAACCGCCGCCCGTTCGGCTTCCAATGCCGCAATTGTCCGTTGCGCACCCTCGACAATTTCACGATAAGGGTCTTTCTTTTCCTTGCCGCCGCCCTTGCCGCCGCCGCCGCCCAATTCTTCATTCAAACCAGCCGCCGCACCTGTTGCCACGGTCAATTTTTCGGTCATGGTGTCGATACCGGCGCTAATCGTTCCAAGATAATCAGCCGTCAACGCGCCTTGCTGCTTTTCCAGATGGCGAGACACTGCACTATGACGACCGCCGCCCGTAAGCGCGTCCGCGCCGGGGTTTGCCATTTCACTTAGACCAGCGCCGCCACCAACCTTGGCGACATCGACACCTGGAATATTGTTGATCTTATCAATCAGCCAATCAATACCTTCACCGGCTTTTTGCAACAACACATTGATTGCGCGAATTGCAGCATTGACGCCACCGATTACAGCCGCACCCATGATGTTGCCAAAATTGGACCAGACAAAAACGATATCGTGATACGCTGCAACAAATGAACCAATTATAATATTTGCTGCTTTCTTAACAACTCCGGTGATATCCTTGTCAAACACATTGTCAATACTGTCGCGGAATACATAAATTGCAGCGAGTGCAAGAGATACGCCGTAAATGATTGCCGTGAATGGATTGCTTAACGTAAGTCGCAACATGGCGAGGCTTGCCGCCGCAAGTGCTTTCACCAATCCAACACCGATTGCAACCGTCAAACCAATAACATTCGTGATCAATGCCGCCGATGCTGACAAAATAGCTGGTCCAAACAAAATCGCGAGCGCAATAGATGCATCATACGCGTAATCGCTCAAGAAATTAATTCCGTTCGCGAGCAATGTTGCGCCGCGAATAGCCAATTCAAACGCACCAAATAGAGCCGTACCAATCATTTGAACAAATGCGAAAAAACCGGGCTGTTTGATGGCTTCAACCAATCCTTCAATCGCCAGTCGCAAACTTTCAACACCTGGACCGGTCAACTCGAACAAATCGCCCCATGAGTTGCGCAATGCCTGCAATGCGCCGCCAAGCGTTTCACGTGCGGCTTTGGCGGAACCACCGAATTGTTTTTCAAGCTCTTTCAAAACGATATTTTGCGCGCCCGCCATATCGTTTGTAGCAACCATTTGTTTGACAGCTTCTTTTTGCGCTTCCGTAAATTGGACGCCAGCCCGTCCAAGTGCTGACATACCCAACACCGGATCATTCAACGCCTTGCCAACCTGGAGCGCCGCAGACCGCAAATCGGTTTTCATGGCTGTTGCGTAATCGGTAACGGAAGCCGTTGCACGG